TCTTTGGTTACGGGGTCAATGCCCGAGTTGGTGTGGTCTGGGTCACCCTGGGGGATGAGGCGCCCCACGGTTGTAGGCCCAACGGTTGAGAGTTAAAGCTCTCCACACAATCCCCACGACTGATGGAAGGGGCCGCTCCGGTTAGGAGAATTGGGGCATGCCAATCGCACCGTACGCAGTGGAAATCACGGTCACGGTGCCCGTACCCACCATGGACGGGCGCCCTGAATACCGGTCCTGTCCGCAACTAGAAGAGCTGTCCTCCGTCGACTACATAGACAGCTGGTCAGACCTCCGGACCCTCATCAAGGCCCATGGTGGTGCTGCCGCTGAGGTCATCCGGATGAACGCCCGAGTGCCCTACCGCACCTTCAGACTCAGCGCCCGTGGAGTGCTGTCCCGGCGCCTACTGGGAGTCTCAGAGTGGAGTCGGTCAACGGCGACCGGCCGCTACACCCCGGCGATGCTGTGGACGGCCGAGGGGCTGTTCGAGCTGAACCCCTGGGGGAGTGGGCCGGTTGTGCCGCTCACCGGCCTGAGCCACGTAGAGCCCCGCCGCAAGGGGCACCACCCGATGTAGACGGCATGTGAACGTCGTGCAAAGATCTCGGAGTCTGACATTCCGCTTACGTGGGGGCCACCACCATGTTCCGCCGCCTTGCCGTACCCGCTGTAGTCACCGCAGGGGCGTTCACCCTTATGTCCGCCGTTGCTTTCTCGTCCCCGGAGCACACAGCGCGCACGGAGCCCCAACCCCGTTCCACCCCCGACGCGGCAACCCCCGCTGTCCCCGAACCGGCCGACGCGCCCACCCAACGCGCTGAGAGCCCCATAGAGAGCCCGACCGGCACTCTCCGCCCCGATTCCCCGTCCCCGGCCCCCAAGACGTCTGAGAGCCCATCTGAGGCCCCCTCAGTCACCCCGTCCGCCGAGCCGTCCAAGACGCCCCACAAGGGCAAGCACCGCAAGACGGCGAAGCATGCAAAGTCCATGCTCCGCAAGGGGCTTGAGAAAGTCGTCCCCGGGCTGGACAAGATCCCTGATTGGGCGCTGCCCATCGTGTCCGACGCCGACAAGCACAAGGCTCCGGGCACCACCATTGACGTGCACATTGACAAGCACGGAAATCTCGTAATCAAGGCCAAGTTGCAGAACGAGCCCCACGGGTTCCTCAGTATCGGATTCCGCACTGCCCCGGCCATTGATGACACCGTTTGGGTGCGCATCGTCGTCCAGGACCCAACTGAGGCGACCGAGGAAACCCCCACCACCATTACCGTCACTGCCACCGACCCCGTGACAGATGAAGTCAGCACCGCCACAGCGGAAGTCACCGCCCCCGAAGATGTCGCCGACACGGTGACCGAAACCATTGACGACGCCACGGCCGAAGCCTCGGCGAACGTCTAATCAAACAGCCCCGCAATGGCCCGGGTTGGGTCGCTGTGGGGCTGTTCTGCGCCGTGGGAGATCTCTACCATTAGCCCCATGAGGCGATACGTAGTGACGACGACACCTGATCAGCGCCGGTGGGGGATCCTGGATCTCCACTGGTACGGCTACTGCACCCTGCCGGACGGGAACGGCAACTTCCTGCCCCTGGAATGGAACACCCGCCAAGGGGCGGAAGCATGGCTGTACAAATGCCGGGTTGCATGGGGCAAGGACCTGGTACCCGCGCCCGCAGACTGGCAGGCGTTCAAGCCGGAACCGTCACCCTGGGATGCGGCGTACTACAACCGCTGAGAGCCCGGGGGTGCTCAAGGGGTGACAGGTTCGTGGGAAAGCGACTACCCTTGAGGCATGAGCAGCAACCTGAAAAGCGCAATCGCCGTAGCCACGGGCCAGACTGGTCACGTGGCTGTTTACATTCGCCTCAGCCGCGAGACCCTCGAATCAGCCTCAGTCGACACACAGCGCGCCGCAGCACGCGCATGGATCGCCCAGAGTGACTACCGGGACTCCCCCGTAGTCGAGTACGTGGATGCAGGCGTATCCGGCGCGAAGCCTCTTGAGGATCGTAAGGGCATGCGCGAGCTGATGGCCGCCCGCCCATCCGTGGTCATCGCGTGGAAGCAAGATCGCTACGCACGCAGCGTCAGCGAGTTCCTGCGCCTGGTGGCGTGGGCGGAGGGGCACAACGTCACGCTTGCCACGACCGACAACCAACTGAACACCGGCACATCCCACGGTCGCATGGTCGCAACGATCCTGGCCACCCTCGCAGCGTGGGAACGCGAGATGATCGCTGCCCGCATCACGGAAGGCCAAGCCACCCGACGCGCGCAAGGCCGATGGGTTTCCGGCTCCGCCCCTCACGGATTCGAGATCGAGCGCAAGGACGGCGCTGCCTATCTCAAGTGGGGCGCAAACCATGACAGCCTGCGGAGCGGCATTGAGGATCTGCTGTCGACGGGCACTGTGGCTAGCTCAGCGCGCATTGTCGGCATAGGTGAGCGCCAATGGCGCCGCATGCTTACCAATGGCATTCTGCGCGGGCATTTCAGCACCAAGGGCGAACTAGTTCTCGACGCCGACGGGATTACCCCCGTGCAATTCGTGGAGCCCACCATCAATGCCGCTGAGGCAAAGCACATCCGTGAGCGGCTCAATGCGCTGGCCATTGGTAAAGAGCGCGCCCCGCGCCAAGCAACGCCCCTGGTATCCGGTGGACTGGGCTCGTGCAGCAAATGCACGTTCAACCTGAACGGCGGAAAAAGTCGCCAAGGGGTGAACCGCTACCGCTGCAAAAAGGGGTGCTCGACGATCACAGCGAGCATCCTTGACGAACGGGTGGAAACGGAGTTCCTGGCGCGCTGGGGCGGGTTCGCTGAGTACGTGGTCAGGTTCGAGGGTGGCAACGACCTGTCAGACCAGATGATCGAGGCTCAGGAGCAAGCGGAGCGGCTCACATCAAAGATGGCATCGGCCGGACCGCTCATGCTGGCAAGCCTTGAGAAGCACGCCGCAGACCTTGAGGCCGCGTACGCCGCTCTAAAGGCCGCGCATGACCCAAACGTACGGGAAGTGCTAGAGCCCACTGGGAGGACGCTGGGGGAGGCGTGGAAGGCCGCAGACAGGGCAGGCAGAACCGCGCTGCTGAACGACGTGGGATTGCACGTGGTGCTGCTGCCCAGGGGTACGGCGGATCGTCTCGACATCACATGGGCGATTGGCGGGGATGATCAGGCGCTCATTGACGGGCTGACCGAATTGGAGGCAGTACGGTGAGCAACCGAACATGCTGGGGCTGCAAGGCCGATAAGCCGATGGACGCGTTCCCGCTGGACCCCCACACTCCGAACGGCTACGGCTACCACTGCAAGGCGTGCAAGGCAGCAGCGAGCAAGGCCCGGCGCAAGAACATTCCCGCCGAGGACAAAGCCGAGGCCATGCGGGCATACCGCGCGGGCATGCGCAAGGATCGCTGTGCACTCTGCTCGGGCCCGATCGCGGGGCACGGCATCTGTGATCGCTGCGCGGACGCTGTGGAAGTGCTCGGCGGGCTGGACGGGTTGAAACAGGCAGTGCGCACGATGAAGTACCTGAACGAGTGACCTAGGTCACGCTAGGCAGTAACGCTAAGGGCTCCGAGATATCACAGGATGGTAACGCCTGTGGATAACTCGGAGCCCTTCGTGTTTCAGCGGCCCGGGGGCGTGTAGCTGCCTCAAGATCCAAGAACAGCGACCGAGGCTCTGACCAGGGGTTTGTGTAGAAGTGTATTTGGTGTACCCGAATCACATATCTCTATAGACATCTCTTAGGGATACCGGAACTCAATGCACCTGGTACACAAATACATCCGGCCGTGCCGCCCCTCGCGCTGTACCACCGGGAAACCCTTGCGATCCTATATAGGTAGGGGTTAGTTCCCGCGCATACACAACCAACGTAACGGCGGTCTGCGGACTAACCCCTCTCGACTTGCCCCGGTCGCTCCCATGACTCTCTCCCATGGTTGAGCACTGGGGCAATCCTTGGTACGTAGCTCAGACAGGTAGAGCAGGGGTTCGCGACCCAACGTGCGCAGGTTCGATTCCTGCCGTACCAGCTAGGTGCCGACAATAGACCTTGACCGGTCGACGATACGCACCCTGGGTGAAACCGGCTCAAACTAACTGGCTAGTCACCAGTGAAGTGCGCTGCGAGTAGCCCTCAAGCCTGCTTGGTGGAATGGGAGACACGACGCGCTTAGAACGCGTTGCCGTAAGGCGTGGGGGTTCGAATCCCTCAGCGGGCACATACTGAAAAGAGTAGGAGCATGCCATGGCGAGACGCGCTATGAGTGTTTGCTCCACACCTGGTTGCCCTGAGCTGACCGAGGGTGGGCGCTGTAAGGGCTGTCAGGAGCGTGCCCAGGTGCTCAGGCGTGCGTCTAGGCGTAACCCCTATGACAGTGCATGGCGACGTACCAGGCTGGCCTATCTGAGAGCCAATCCCTACTGCGAGTGCGCTGAGTGCATTGTGCTGTCTCCCATGCTGCGACCCGTGGCTACTGAGGTGAACCATGTTGATGGGCTCGGCCCCCTTGGTCCACGTGGCCATGACTGGGCGAACCTACAGTCGATGACTAAGGCGCATCACTCTCGCATCACTGCACGCGAGCAGCCTGGTGGTTGGAACGATCGTGATGCTTGATGTCTTTGATGTCCGTTTTGGTTGAAGTCTTTGTTGTCCTCAATGTCCGATTTGGTTCATGTCTTCAATGTCCGAATTGACCTAGTGTCCTCAATGTCCGTTTTGGGTGGGGATGGGTTAATTTGACCATGGGGACGGCGAACGCGGGGGAGGGCGCTAAGAAATCCGCCCGGTTCAAAAACCTTGATCAACTACCAAAAGTGACGGGGGGTGACTCAGCGTGGCAAGAGGTGGAGCACGTCCGCATTCCGGCCCCGTGCCGACGAGTAAGGACCGGAGCCACAAGGCAAAGCCCGACCGCGCTGACTGGGTCACCCTTCCCGCTGAGGGTCGCGAGGGTGCACTACCGGCCTTTCCCCTGATTGATCCCAGCGACCGTGAGTATGAGGTTTGGGAGCGTCTGTGGGAGACGCCGCAGGCTGCCCAGTGGGAAGTGATGGGGCTTGAGTTTGAGGTTGCCGCATACGTGCGCCTACTCGCCCGCGCGGAGCTTCCTAAGTCGTCCTCGCTGATCTGGTCTCAGGTGAAGATGCACGGCGAGTCGCTGGGCCTCACCGCTAACGGGATGCTGCGTAACAAGTGGGTGGTTGGTTCCGGCGCGCTTGACGCTGGGGATGACGCTGCCCCGGTTGCTGGTATCACCTCAATCGCTGACCGGTTGAAGGTGTCCCGTGGTTAACCTGGTGGACCCTGAGCGGGTCATGCTCGTGACGCTGGAATGGATTCAGCAGCACGCCGTTATCCCCGATGGATTCCGCCAAGGTGAGCCGTTCGAGCTACTGGACTGGCAGGTTGAGGTAGCGGCCAACTTCTACACGGTCCGGCCTACCGCCGAATTGGGTCAGCGCTCCGCCGCGTACATCTACCGGCGTGGTCAGGTGGTCATGCCGCAGAAGAGCGGTAAGGGCCCGTTCGCTGCGTCCATTGTGCTGGCGGAAGCTGCCGGACCTACGGTGTTCGCCGGGTTCGCTGAGGGTGGCGAGTATTACCGCTGTGTCGAGCATGGGTGTCCGTGTGGCTGGCGGTATGACTACGCCCCTGGTGAGCCCATGGCGCTTCCGCAGCCAACTCCGCTGATTCAGCTATTGGCTACTTCGGAAGACCAGGTTGCGAACGTCTACCGGCCGCTTAAGGCGATGATCCGGCATGGCTCCCTTGGCGCTGTGATGAATGTCCGCGAGGGGTTCGTCAAGGTCGGCGAAGAGGGCCGAATAGATGTGGTCACATCGTCCGCGCAATCGCGCCTCGGTAACCCCATCACGTTCGCCATTCAGGATGAGACCGGCACGTATTCAGCGACGAACAAGATGATTAAGGTCGCCGAAACCATGCGTCGTGGTCTCGCCGGTATGTCCGGCCGATCGCTGGAAACCACGAACGCATGGGCGCCGGATGAAGTCTCGACGGCTCAGCGCACGTACGAGGGTAAGGCGGAGGATGTCTACAAGTTCTTCCCGCAGGCTCCACCGACGCTGAGCTACCGCAACAAGGCGGAGCGCCGGAAGATCCATCGCGCTGTTTACGCCGGTTGTGAACACATTGACCTAGACGCCATTGAAGCCGAGGCGGCAGAGCTACTAGAGACCGACCCCGGGCAGGCTGAACGGTTCTTCGGTAACCGGGTGGTCGCCGGTCACGGCTCTTGGATCGAGGCATCCCACTGGCTCTCGCGCGCGAGTGACCGCGAGCTACCTAAGCCATCCACGTACAAGCTGATGAAAATCCCGATCGTTCTCGGGTTCGATGGTTCGGACTCTGACGACTGGACGGGCATTCGCGCTGAGACCCTGGAAGGTTTCCAGTTCACCCCTTCGTACGGCCCCAGTAACCGTCTAACGGTATGGGATCCGGCGGAGTGGGGAGGACAGGTTCCGCGTCTGGAAGTCGACGCAGCGGTTAGCGAGCTGTTCGCCAAGTATGACGTCAAGCTCATGTACTGCGATCCGCCGTATTGGGAAACAGAGGTTGACCAGTGGGCGGAGCGGTACGGCGAGCGTCGCATTATTCGCTGGCACACGCGCCGACCGGTTCAGATGCACGCTGCGGCGGAGCGTCTTAAGACGGACGTCATCAAGAAGGATTCCAACTTTACGCATGACGGCTGTAAGCAGACTGAGCGCCACATGTTCAACGCGCGTATGGCTGCCCGGCCGTCGGATCGCTATGTGCTCACTAAGCCTGAGCACCGCCGAAAGATTGACCTAGCGGTTGTGAGTGTCCTCGCGCACGAAGCGCGTTCGGATGCCGTCGCCTCGGGTCTCCTGAAAAAGAAACCGTTGTATATGGCTGCCTAAGGCGTGGCCGCATTGGAGGATATGTGGCCACCCTTGAGCAGGCTCTATCGCTGGTCGGCGCGCTGGAAGCCGAGCTAATGAACCGGCGCCCGACCATTCAGCGAAACAAGGACTACTACCGGGGCGAGCAGAAGCTAACGTTCGCGTCTGAGCAGTTCCGCAAGTTCCACGGTGACCGATACAAGAACTTCTCTGACAACTGGGTACAGGTGACGTCAGACTCGCCGGTTGAGCGACTGACGGTAAACGGTATCCAGCCCGCTGGTTCCACTGAGGCGGATGACGAGTCGTGGCGTATCTGGCAGCGCAACGCACTGGACGCTGACTCGCAGCTTGGCTTCCTCGGAGCGGTGAATTCGGGCCGTAGCTTCGTCGTTGTTTGGGGTAACCCGGACGATGACGACACGCCGGAAGTCACCTTCGAGGATGCCGCGCATTGCATCATCGCTTATGAGCCTGGTTCACGTAGGCGTAGGCGCGCGGCACTGAAGATGTGGGAGGACGGGGGTGAGACGCACGCGACCCTGTATCTCCCGGATGAGGTCTGGAAGTTCACTCAGACAACCCTCGGTGCGCTGACTGGCAAGACGCCGCAGATGCGGGAGGTTGACGACGAGCTGAAGGTTTGGGACCTGCGCGACACGGGCGATGACGCCAATCCGCAGGAAAACCCCATGGGCCTTGTGCCGATGATCGAGCTACCCAACCGGCCCATGCTCGCCGAGGATCCCATATCGGATGTCTCCGGCGTGGTTGCTATGCAGGATGCGGTAAACCTGTTGTGGGCGCAATTGTTCACGGCCAGCGATTACGCGTCGTTCCCGCAGCGAATCGTCCTCGGCGCTGAGGTTCCGGAAGTTCCGATCCTGGGCGAGAACGGGCAGATCGTCGGTTCGCGTCCGGTCGACCTTGAACGCTTTGCCGTTGACCGAGTGATGTTCTTCACCGGTGACGACGTGAAGGTTACCGAGTGGACAGCCGCGAACCTTGAGGCGTACAGCAACATTATTGAGGTTGCCGTAGGCCACATTGCCGCGCAGACGCGTACGCCTCAGCACTACCTTTCCGGCAAGATGACGAACATTAGCGGCGACGCTCTGCTAGCTGCCGAAACCGGCCTGGTTAAGCGGGTCGAGGAAAAGCAGATTTGGTTTGGGCAGGCACTACGCGAAATGTTCCGCCTGGTTGCGCTTGCGCAGGGCAACGACGCTAAGGCGGACGCTATCGCTGGTGGCCGCGTTCTCTGGGCCGACGCCGAATCACGATCGCACTCGCAGCTAGCCGATGCGCTACTCAAGCTCAAGCAGATCGGATTCCCCTTCGAGTGGATCGCGCTTAAGTACGGCCTTACGCCTACCGAAATCGTCGACATGCTCAAGATGCGGGAGCGGGAGGCGCAGCTAGATCCCATCGCGGCAGCTACTGCGCTGATGACGCACGCCCCGCAGGCACCTACTGAAATGAGTACGTGATGGCTGCCACTCAACTAGCCGTTGCCCATCAGGTTGTACGGGGCGCGCTGGCTAGTCGAGTGGCTCGCCTCACGGCGCGTTTCTGGTCCCGGGTCGACGAGAACAACATTGTTGACTCGTGGGCCCGGATGGTGCCGGTAGTCGCTGAGTTGATCGCAGACGGGCAGTACGAGGCAGCGCAAGCGGCCGACCCGTTCCTAGCCCAGATCCTCGGCGACATCGACAGCGAGGGGAGCATCGTCCCTGAGATGTTCGCCGGTATTGCCGCTGACGGTCGCCCGCTACCGAACCTGTTGATGTACCCGGCGTGGACGGCCGTGAATGCGCTGACTCGCGGCATGTCGCTGGTCTACGCGCTTGCGTCCGGGCAGGCGTTCTTGGATCTCTTGGTGCGTACGCAGATTGCCGACATCGGCCGTCAGGCGGACCTTACGGGGATGATCGCCCGCCCGGCTGTTACGTCCTACATTCGCGTTGTTGAGTCTCCGGCGTGTTCGCGCTGCATCCTCCTGGCGGGGGTTGAGTACGGCATCAGTGAAGCCTTTCAGCGGCACCCGCGCTGTGATTGCACGATGGAGCCGGTGACCAAGTTTCACCGGCCTAAGCCTGCGTCGCCTGAGGCGATGTTCGCTGAGATGTCGACGGCGGAGCGGATCTCGACGTTCGGCGAAGCTGGGGCGGAAGCAATCGCCAATGGCGCCGACATAGGCCAGGTGGTCAACGCGCGCCGGGGGATGGGCACGGCTACGGCGTACGGTCACAAGGTTCAGGCCACGACCGAGGGTACGACTCGACGCGGTATCGCTGGCAGGCGCCTACGGGATTTCGAAAAGGTACCCGGGAAGCGTTACGAGATTTCCCGCACGCCTCGGCTTATGCCCGAGGAAATCATGAAGCTAGCCGAGAACGACCACGATCTACAGATTCGGTTGTTGAAGAAACACGGCTACATCGTCTGAGGCGCAAGGCCCGGACAACTAACCCCCGCAATGGAGGAGCTTTAGCATGCCCGAAAACAACGACGTGACCACGGACGACAGCCACGCTGACGACACGGCCACGGTTGACGAGACCACGACCACCGACACCGCAGACACCGACGCCACTCCGGAGGGCGCCGACGCTCTTGGGGATGCCGGTAAGCGTGCTCTCGATTCGATGAAGGCTAAGTGGAAGACGGAGCGTGACCAGCGGCGAGAGCTTGAGCGCAAGCTAGCTGAGTCTGCGGCGCCTGCGTCCACTGATGAAACCCCCGACCTTGAGGCTGTTAAGTCTCAGGCGGCGAGCGAGGCGATGGCTAAGGCCAATGCTCGCATTCTGCGTTCGGAGATTAAGGCGGCTGCCGCTGGCAAGTTCGCTGACGTTTCCGACGCTCTTCTGAACCTGGATCTCACCGCCTTTGAGGTTGACGAAAACGGCGACGTTGACGCCGACGAGATCGCGGACGCAATCCAGGAAGTTCTAACCCGTAAGCCTCACCTCGCTGCCTCAAAGGCTAAGAGGTTTCAGGGAACCGGTGATGGTGGTGCGGCGCGCAAGGCTGCTGGCCCCTCTCAGCTCACAAGTGACGACCTGCGCGGGATGACCCCTGCACAGATTGTCAAGGCTAAGGCGGATGGACGTCTAAACAGCATTCTCGGCATCAGCTGAGAACGCACCTACACGCAAAGGATTGACGCATGGCTATCACTCTCTTTCAGCCCGACATCTGGTCCGCTGAGCTACTCGTAGCCCTTGAGAAGGCAACCGTTTACGCGGCGCCGGGGGTTGTGAACCGCAATTACGAGGGTTCGATTTCCAGCGCTGGTGACACGGTCCGTATCACGAGCCTGGCTGACCCGACCATCGGTAACTACACGCCGCACACCGACATCACGGTTGAGGCACTGACTGATGCTCAGATCACGCTGACGATTGACCAGTCCAAGTACTTCGCGTTTGAGGTCGACGACGTCGAGAAGCGCCAGTCTCAGAACGGCGGTGCGCTGCTGACCGAGCAGGCCCGCAAGGCTGCTTACAAGCTCCGTGACACGACCGACCTGTACGTTGCCGGTCTCATGGCTGCTGGTGTTTCTGCGGGCAACCTGATCGCCGAGCAGACTGTCAGCGTTGCGGCCAACAAGGCGTATGACGTCCTCGTTGACCTCAGCGTGAAGCTTGACCAGTCCAACGTGCAGGAAGAGGGTCGCTGGGTCGTCGTCACTCCGGCGTTCTACGGCCTACTCCTGAAGGACTCCCGCTTTGTTGCCTCGGGTGACGCTGCGGGCGCTGTCACTCGCTCTAACGGCAAGGTTGGTGAGGCTGCTGGCTTCACCATCCGCAAGTCGAACAACGCTCCTGACGGTCCGGGTGCGGGCGCCGGAAAGCTCATCATCGCCGGTTACGACGGTGCTGTTACCTTCGCCGACCAGATCAACAAGACCGAGGCTGCGCGTAAGGAGAAGGGTTTCTCTGACATCGTCAAGGGTCTTCACCTGTACGGCTCGAAGGTTGTTCGTCCGACCGGTCTTGCTGCGGCCGACGTCATCGTTTCCTAATCTGCGCTGATGTCTGGGGGAGAGGCGCTATGTCTCTCCCCCTGGCCCCTACCAAAGGAGTTCTACCCGGTGAACCCCGGTGAGACTTGCCGGTTCATTGGCCCTGCTGGCGTCGAGTTTGTGACGACTGTCGGTGTGGCCTTTGATGCCGTGTACATACAGAAGATGGTCGACTCTGGTGAGTGGACCCCCGTTGTTGCGGCGAAGCCCGAGCCTGCGCCTAAGCGCGCCCCGCGCACGCGTAAGGAGTCCTGAGTATGTGGTTCCGATGCAATAACAACCTGATGCTGAACGGCTCCTACGTAAAGTCGCTCAAGCCGTACCCGATCTCTGCAAACCAGTGGCTAGTAACTGTCGTGTTCGACGGAGGTCAGGACTTCCTACCAACCACGTACGCGACTGAGGCTGAGGCTGCATCGGCTATTCAGGCAATCGTTTCCGACGTCAAGTAAGGGGGTAACGGACGATGGCTCTTGCTCCCCTTGCAACGATCGCGGATCTGACGGCGCGCGGTGTGACCGTGGACCCGTCAGAAACGACTGTCGTCAACACCTATCTTGACGTCGCATCCACCATCGTCCGTGATGCCGCCGGTTGCCCTATCAGCGAAGTGATCAGCACTGTGACGCTGGAAGGTGTGGCCGCTACCCGCTTGTTCCTACCAGGACAGCCCGTAACGGCCGTGTCAGACGTCGAGATCGATGGGGTGGCAGTCACGGACTACCGGCTCACGAACGGCGCTCTGTGGCGCTCTCAGGGCTGGACGGGCCTATGCGAGCCTGCGGCGGTGACGCTGACGATGACGCATGGCCTTGACCCGGTTCCCGCTGACATCGTCGACATGGTGTGCCGGATGGCAGCGCAGGCACTCTTGGCGTTCAGGGGTGGCGATCCTGCCCCGCGTCAGGTGTCGAGCGAGCGTATCGGCGACTACTCGGTTACCTACGCGGACACCGAGTCTGGCGTGATGTCGCTGACCACCTACCAGGCCAACAAGCTAGCGGCACGGTTCGGCAATGGCGCCGGGATGGTGAAGCTGCGGTGAGCCGAATCAATCGCATGCTGAATTCGTCGGCGAACATCTGGCGGTTCACGCGCACGGATGACGGCATGGGCGGATACAGCGAGGCGTGGGCGAAGATCTCGACGGTTCGCGCCCGCTACTCGCAACCCACGGCCACCGAGCGTGTTGCCGCTGATCAATCCGAATCGAGACTTACGCATGTGGTTTATCTGGATACTGCCGCTGATGTTCGGCGCGGTGATGAGCTACGTGTGCCTGGCCGTACATTCGACGTGCTCGCTGTGTTCGAGCCGTCGGTGCCCGGAACCTATCTACGCGCTGATTGCTACGCGCACCAAATCGAGCACTAAGGATTACACCCATGGCACTAATCGCCGTTCAGCCCATTCCCGTTAGCGGCCTCGCGCCTACCTATGCTTCCGCGTCTGCGGGTGGCGATCAGGCACCGATCGGCAGCAACCTACTTCTTGAGGTTCGCAATGGTGGCGGTGCTTCGATCACTGTCACTGTCGTTACGCCGGGCAATTACAAGGGTCTGGCAATCGCTGACACCGCGCTAGTTATCCCGGCCGCAGGTACCGGCGTTATTCCGCTGGACAGCGTCTACCGCAACCCGTCGACCGGTCGCGCTGATATCACGTACAGCGCGGTTACCTCGGTCACCGTGGGCGTCCTACAGGTGGGCTAATGGCACGCGGCGGCGTGAGTGCTCGGGTGACGGGGACGGGGCATGCAATTGCCCGCATCCTGGCGCTGCCCGGGAACATGAAGGAATCGCGCGGGGAGATCCTGCGAGATTGGGCCGAGGACGTACAGGACGGCGCTAAGCGTCGTGTACCGCAGCGCACCGGCCAGCTACACGACGCGATCGATAAGCGCGTGTATGAGCAACAGGGTGTGGCCTACGTCGGGGTGTACAACCCGGATGAGCTTGAGTACGCCGAATACATCGAAAAGGGCACGTCTTCCATTCGTGAAGAGCCGTACCTAGTACCGGCGTTTGAGGCAGCTCGCGGCGCTGTTGTGCCGAAGTATCGCGCTGAGTTGCGCCGACATCTTGGGGGCGAGTGATGGCTACGGCTGTACGGCCCCTACAGACGGCGGTGTTCGCCAAGCTGAAAGGCTCGACGGCGCTAAGCGCCCTAGTCACTGGTGTCTATGACGAGGTGCCTGAGGGTGCGGTGTTGCCGTACGTGTCCATTGGCTCGATCACGGAGACTGCCGACGATGCGCACGATCACCAGGGACTAGACACGCTGATTGTTGTTCACGTGTGGTCCGACTATCCGGGCAACGCTGAGGCTGCGGACATCTTCGCTGCGGTAGACGCTGCCCTTGACCGTGTGCCGCTGATCGTGGCCGGTTTCAAGGATGTGTCTATCAAGCACGACCAACACCAGTTCGTGAAGGACTCAGACCCGCGCATTCGGCATGTCAATGCTCAGTACCGGGTGTGGCTCACCAAGACAACCTGACACCTACTCATTTCAGTAGGTGCGAACAAGATAGGAAGGTGACCGTATGGCTGGCCTAGATGCGTTTGGCATCAAGCTACAGCGGGGCGACGGCCTTACCCCCACTGAGGGGTTTGTCGCTATCGCCAACGTGACCAGCGTTAAGGGTCCGGAGGTTGAGCGCGAGACGTACGACGTTACCGCGCATGATTCGCCGAACGGGTGGCGCGAGTTCATCGGCGGCCTAAAGGACGGCGGCGAGGTTTCCGTGGAGGTCAACTATGACCCCCGGATTCACGACCCGCTGATTTCGGATTTCGAAGACCCGACGCCGCGCAACTACAAGATGCTGTTCCCCGGCACGCTGGGATCGTGGGCATTTGCCGCGATCCTCTCCGGGTTCTCTCAGGAAGCGCCGGTAGACGACAAGCTGTCTGCCGAGCTCACGTTCAAGGTGTCGGGTAAGCCGACCATTACCGCAGGGGTCTAACAATGGCTTACCTTTCCGCTGATCAGATTCTCGGTGCCGATGACCTCAAGTCCGAGGATGTCCCGGTTCCCGAGTGGGGCGGCACTGTCCTGGTTCGAGGTATGACCGGATCCGCCCGAGACAAGTTCGAAGCCTCGCTAATGAATGACGGTATGGACGGCGTCGACAAGGCTAAGGCGCTGGACAACTACCGGGCCCGGCTATCTGCCGCTTGCATGGTCGACGGAGAGGGTAAGCGGCTGTTCCGTAGCGATGCTGAGGTTCGGCGCCTAGGGGAGAAGTCGGCGGATGCGCTTTCGCGTGTCGCTGATGTCGCTACCCGGCTTTCGGGTCTCTCGGCTAGCGATGTCGAGGAACTGACGGGAAACTAGCGGACCGGCCAGAACGGCAATTCTATTTCCGTCTGGCCGGTTTCCTCGGTGGTATGACCGTGGCCGAAATGCTTACGCGTATATCGGGCTATGAACTCGCTGAGTGGATGGCATACGAGAAGCTGACCGGTCCCCTCGATACGCGCCTACGCGGGGATATCAGCGCAGGCATTGTCGCTGCGACGGTTGCGAATTCGCAGGGCGCTAAGAAGAAACTCAAGCCGGGCGATTTCATCCCGACTTGGTTCAAGCGCAAGAAGACTGTCAGGGATGTGTGGATGGACGTCCTAGCGGCTAACGCTGCGATGGGCGGTGCCGTTCGCCAGGAGGAATAGAAAGGGGGTGTCCATGGCCACACTGGCAACAATGACAGTGCGGCTCGGTATCGACACTTCGGCGCTGGCGGCGGGGGCTCGGCGAGCGGCTCAGACGGCACAGCGAATGGGCGCGGCAATCCAGAACGGCGTTTCCACGGGTGCTCAGCACGCGGGTACGGCCGTGAAGGCACTGGGCGTGAACGGGGCTAAGGCGTTCGGCATCATGTCGGCGGGCGCTGTCGGTGCTGCGGGCGCGCTCGCGGGTGTGGGTCTGGCATTCGCCGGTATCGGCGTGAAGATCGCAGCGCAGAACAAGGGTGTACAGGACGCGTTCACGGGCCTAAAGGAGCACGTGACGTCGACCATGCAGGATCTCGCTAAGCCGATCGTTGCTCCGCTCAAGGATGCAGCCGGACAGCTCAAGGGAATCTTTGATTCGCTGGCCCCGCAGCTAGGCGAGATCTTCAAAACGGTCGGCCCGATGATTAAGCCCCTCGTTGCCGGGTTCGGCGAATTCGCTAAGGGCCTGCTATCCGGCGTTGTGCCTGCGATGAAGCAAATGCAACCGCTGATTGAGTCCATTGGTGGCCTACTCGGCGACCTGGGCGCGGGTCTCGGCGGGTTTATCCAGGGTCTTTCCAGCGGAATGGCCGAGGCCGGGGGAGTCTTTGACTCTCTGGGCGGCGTGGTCAAGACGATTTTGCCCGTGCTCGGTCAGCTTATGGGCCAGATGCTTAAGGTTGCCGGGCCGATCCTGGCCAAGCTGCTTGATGGGCTGTCTCCGGTCATTGAAATGCTGGGGCAGGCGCTCGGGCCGATCATTGAGGCACTGGGCCCCGTGCTCGGCGCCCTGGTGGACGCGTTTCTAGCGCTAGTTCAGGCGGTAATGCCGCTTGTTCCGCCGATTATGCAGCTTGTCGTGGCGCTTCTACCGGCGCTGACCCCGATTTTGCAGGCGCTTATCCCGATGTTCGGTGCATTCGGCGAGATCGTGAAGGCACTTGTGCCGATCATCACCCCGATTATTGCCCTGGTGGGCGAACTGGCCGGCATTTTGGCTAATCAGCTAGCGGGGTTTATCACTACGGTGATTGTGCCCGCTCTGAAGATGGTTGCGGCGCTACTGCGGGGCGATTTCTCGCAGGCTTTCGAGTACGCGAAGCAGGCACTTTCGGGGGCGCTGGACTTTATCGTCAGCATGTTCACTGAATTCCCCGGCAAAATCATTCAGGCTATCGGGCCGCTCGCTTCCATGCTGTGGCAAAAGATGGGTGAAGCCGGTCAGAAGATGCTCCTGGCCATGCAGGCGAAAATCCGCGACCTGGTGGCAAAGGTCAAGCAGGTTCCGCAGATGGCTCGCGACGCGCTATCGAACATCGGCTCTGTCCTGCTGAACGCCGGTAAGCAACTGATCCGAGGATTCATCAGCGGCATCACGTCGATGATCGGAAACGTCAAGTCCACCCTAGGCGACCTGACTTCAAGGCTGACTAGCTGGAAGGGTCCGGAGTCGCTGGATAAGAAGATCCTGACCCCTAACGGTCAGATGGTCATCGGTGGCTTTATGAAGGGAATCGACAAGGCAACCCCGGGTCTGCGCTCGCAGCTACAGGGGCTTACCGGCGATCTCCCCGGTATGGCCATGGATGTCAACCCGCACGGTGTCTTCCGGTCGGCTACGCGTATGGATCAGCGCATGGTGGTTGACGTTACCGGCGCTGATGAGGATATGAAGCGGCTAATCCGTCGCATCGTAAAGACGCAGGGGCGTGGAAACGTCCAAACTGCATTCGGTTAAACAGAGAGGGTGGGGCCCGTGGCCTTTCCGCTGGATATTCGTACTGAGCTAAGGCTTAACGGCGCGTGGTCTGACATTAGCGGTGACGTCTATGTGCGTGACGCTAAGCAGATATCGCGCGGGCGACGAGACCAGGGATCGGCCACGGACCCCGCCCATCTGTCGCTGACGCTTAACAACAAGTCGGGGCAGTATTCGCCCCGCAATGCCATGTCGCCGCTGTACGGGCAGATTGGCCGCAACACCCCTATCCGGGTTTCGGTCCCGGGCAATGAGACGTACCTCAACCTTGAGGGTGTCGCCGGTGACGAATTCAGCACGCCGGACACTGCGGCGCTGGATATCACGGGGGACATTGATATTCGGGCGGAGATTGCTGCCAACTGGTACGGCCCGGTGAACCAGACGATCATTTCGAAGTGGGACCGCGCGGGAGATCAGCGCTCTTGGCAGCTCCGCATTAGCTCGGGGCTGATGATTTTCAGTCACACCATTGACGGCACGCTGAACACGCATTGGTATTTCCAGCGCTACCTACCGGTCCTTAAGGATCGCGCGGCTGTACGGCTGACGATGCGACTCGACGCCACGGCCGGTAAGCGCTATTTCCAGTTCTACACGGCTGACTCGATCGCCGGTCCGTGGGTGCCGCTGGGCGGCGAGTATTGGATGACGGGGGCGCTGTCCACATACGTGAGCACTGCCCCGCTGAGGATCGGCGGCACTGATCTGGCGTCCAGCCCTGTGCGCGTGCCCATGGTGGGGCGCGGCTACCGCTACGAGGTCCGCTCAGGCATCAATGGCACCGTGGTTGCCTCCCCGGACTTCACGGGCCTTACAGCGGGATCTACGGCTTTCACGGACGGCGCGGGTCGGGCGTGGTCGCGGGTCGGTGGCGCTGAGGTTCGGAACCGGGAAGACAGGTTCGTTGGGGAAGTCTCGACGTGGCCTGCTAAGTGGACCCCCGACGAGTCCGATGTGTTTGTTCCGCTCGAAGCGTCGGGCATTCTGCGGCGCATGGGCCAGGGGCTAAAGGCACTTGACTCGACGCTGCGGCGGCGGATCCCTACCGGCAACCCCGTGGCCTACTGGCCGATGGAGGATGCGGGCAACTCGACGCGGGCCTACTCGCCGATACCCGGCGTGGACTCAGCGGCAATGGCAAACGTCGAGTGGGCGTCGGCGTCCGACCTGGTGTCGTCGAATCCACTACCGAAGATCAAAGCCGGTGCCACGCTGTCGGCCCCGATTCCGGCGTCAATGGCGAGTGGCGAATGGCAGGTTGAGTTCGTCTACAACGCTGACGACAAGGCTCCGCCGGTTGTCACGCCGGGCCCGGAGTTCATTTCGTTCTCGTCGCCCAATGGCACGGTGCGTCGCTGGGCGTTCATTCTGATGGATGAGCTAGCCATCGTTCGCGGCTATGACGGCGGAACGAACATGGTCGTTGACCAGGGCGTGAGCATTGGCGCTGACATCTACCACGGGTGGGTGCGTATGCGTTTCTGGGTCAAGGAGGACGCTGGCACGGTGACTTGGCGTCTGGACTGGCAAGACGTCGGCGGTAACGCTGGCGGTGTCGGCCAGACCTACTCGGGCACGGCCGGTCGACTCAGCGCGGTAACGGCCAACTGGCAGGCAGTGCACGAGGGTTGGGGTATCGGGCATCTCGCCGTTCTCCCTGTGTCCGCGTCCACGCTGTATGACGGTTCGGATGATGCGTTCACCGGCGAGACTGCATGGACTCGTGTGCTGCGTCTCGGGCAGGAAGAGCAAGTTCCCATATCGCGCATACCCGGTCGCCTGACTCCCGCGCGCGTAGGCCCGCAAAAGCCTGACAAGCTGGTGGAGTTGCTACAGGCTGCGAGCGACGCAGACGGCGGAATGTTCCTCGAATCGCGCGACCGCACGGGCCTGGTGTTCCGTGACCGATCGTCGATGTACACGCAGGATCCCGTGCTCACGCTGTCCTACAACGAGGCTGGCCTACAGGCTGACTTGGACCCGGTCGACGACGACAGCGCGGTGCGGAATGACGTCACGGTGTCTCGCGAGGGTGGTAGCTCCGGGCGCGCGTTCCTGCCCGCTGGCACGCTGTCGGTACAGGCTCCGCCCCTGGGCATCGGTCTCTATGACGAAGAGGTGACGCTGAGCCTCAGCGATGACACGCAGCCTGAGCCTATGGCCAACTGGCTGCTGCACCTGGGGACTTATGACGGGGCGCGCTATCCGTCCGTGACGCTGATGCTTCACAAGCCGGGCGCTGAGTCGCTCATCCCGGGCGTACTGCGCTTGCGCGAGGGGGACTTGATTCGGCTTACGGATCTTCCGCCGTGGCTTTCGCACGAGGATGTAGACCTGATTGTTGAGGGCTACTCGGAAGTGCTTGAGCCGTACCGCTGGGAAGTCACGCTGAACTGTTCGCCGGGCGGTCCCTGGAACGTGGCGCAGGCAGACAACCCGACGCACACCATTAAGGCTGACACGGACGGAACGATCGTTGCGCAGGCCGCTGGTACCGCTGACACGACGCTGATCACACAGACGACTGTCGGCCCCAAGTGGACGGAAGCCCCGCAGGAAACGCCGTTTGATATTGATGTGGCGGGCGAGCGCATGCGGGTGGACGCTGTGGGTGGCCTGGTCACCACGGCTAACCCGTACTTCGAAACGGATATCAGCGGTTGGAGCGTCGAGAATTCCACGATTGCTCGGTCAACTGCGGTAGTCCATCCTCGGGCGGTTGCCTCGCTGGCGATCACGCCGAATGGCACGTCTGCTGTTGTGGGTGCAGTCGGGACTATCAGCGCGGTGGGCACTGTCATCCCGGGTAAGTCCGTGCGGGTTGGTATGTGGGTTTACTCGCCGGTGGCTCTGCCGGACGTACAGCCGACTATCCATTTCTACAACACGGCCGGAACGTTCATCTCTACCGGTGGTCTGGGTACGGGATACCCGGTACCGGCCGGACAGTGGACGTACCTTGAGTCGGTCCTAGCGTCGCCCGCGCTTGCCTCCCGTGGCCGTGTGCGTCCCCGGATTGGCTCGACCCCTCCGGCGCAGCCTGTGTACGTGTGGGCGCCTAAGGCAGTAACCACGGACGGGCTCGCGGTAAGTGACTCGCTCACGCGCACGGTCGCTAGTGGCTGGGGCACGGCGGACACGGGGCAGGCATGGGCGTCCACGGGTGGTGTCGCTGGTGACTACGCCGTTAATGGCTCGGTCGGACAGCACGTCATGAACAGCGCGAACGTCCTGCGGTACACGTACGTCCCTTCACCGAGCGCTGACGTGGATGTGCAGGCGGATTGGGCGCTTGATAAGACGGCCGTTACCACGCCCAACTACGCGTTTGTCATGGCGCGTTACACGGACACCACGCACATGTACATGGTGCGGGCGCAGGTGTCCCACGTCGGGCAGACGATCACGCTCACGCTGCGGAAGCGCAACGGTGCGGAGGTTCAGCTAGGGGCCACGGCCACGCTGTCCAACTACGTGGTTGGCACGTACTACACCCTGCGTCTGTCGGTCATCGGCTCGACTATCAGCGCTAAGTGCTGGCAGCGAGGAACACCCGAGCCTGACGCGTGGCAGATCATCGCAACTGACACTGACCTGACGGCAGTTGGGTCGGTCGGCGTCCGTTCGCTGGTGGGTAACGGGACCACGCAGACGCTCCCGGTGACGGCGAGTTTCGACAATTTTCAGGTCAACAATGCTCAGCGATTCAGCGTCACGCGGGCGATGAACGGCGTCACTAAGGGCCATTCGGCCGGTGAGCCGGTATCGCTATCGCGCCCCGCTATCGCCTCACTTTAGGAGTCCCCATTGGTCGCAACCCCAGTCACTGAGTGGCTACCCGGCATGGACATTACGGCCGGTCGGCTGGAATCTATGAATCAGCGCTCGTGGCTGATGGTGACGAACTATGGCGCGGATTCGTCCGGCGCCGTTAACTCGGATGCTGCAATCCAGCTTGCTCTAAATGATGCGCGGGACATGGGTGGTGCTTGGGTGCTTGTGCCCCCGGGCACCTACCTGCTCGGCGCTACGCTGCGGGTCTACCAGGACACTCGCCTCACGCTCATGCAGGGTGCGGAGTTCCGGCGCAACCACGGCGGAACCATGCTGCTGAACGGCGACGCCGGGCAGGCTTTCGGCGGGTACACGGGTAACGGCAACATCACCATTGAGGGTGGCCTGTGGAACATGCAGGGGACAACCCCGGGCATGACGGGCTCGGCTATGTGCATGTCGTTCGGGCACGCAACTAACCTGACCGTGGCGGACCTTGAGATTCGGGACGTGCCCGGGTATCACGGGATTGAGTTCAACTCGACGCTGCATGGGCGCGTGCGTAACGTCACGTTCGCTGGCTACATAGACCCGGGTGGCCGGGATTTCAGCGAGGCGCTACAGATTGACCTAGCTAAGTCCTCGGCGGAGTTCGGCGGATTCGGCCCTTACGACCACACCCCGTGTGAGGACATCGCGGTAACCGGCTGCTACTTCGGTGGCTCGGGTACCGCTGGAACTACCGCGTGGCCGCGCGGAGTTGGCTCTCACGCTGCGACGATCACCAAGTATCACCGGCGTATCCGAGTCAGCGACAACACGTTTGAGGGTCTCCCGCAGTACGGCGTCAGCGCGTACAACTGGGAAGACCTCACGGTTACCGGCAACACGTTCAACAAGTGCGGTTCCAGCGTGCGCCTACGGTCGGTCATCCTGACTGACACGGAAGACACCAAGGATCCGAACGGTGTGCAGACGAACGCTTCGCAGGTGATGCGAAACATCACGGTCACGGGCAACACCATGCGCGAGGGTCTCGGCTATGACGCTGCGATCATCGTGCGCGGTGAGACCAGCGGCACCATCCTGAACGTGACCATTGTGGGTAACACCATGGACACGACCACGAACGCGCAACATGGCATTCAGCTTGTGCAGGTGTCCCGGGTCACGGTCGCTGACAACGTGATTGCCAACGTGGCCGCTACGGGTATCAGTTGCTCGAACCTGAACAACGTCAACGTTGACGGAAACGTTGTGTGGGGCGCCGGTACGAACGGCATCACCGCCGGGTTCAGCGATAACTCGAACATCCTGAATAACCAGATTCGCGACCCTGGTAACAATGGCGTATTCATCAACGACTCTACGGATATTCAGATCCGGCAGAACTTTGTGCAGGGTGCGCGACAGTCGGGCGGTACCGGCCCTTACTACGGCATTCGCGTCTCGACTAACTGCGCCTCCGTCGTCGTATCCAGCAACAAGGTTCGGCCCACTAACCCGAGGGGCACGGCAGCGCAGTACGCGTTCTCGTGCGCCACGACCACGGGCACTAACTACCGGTACGGCAACGACTGGAATGGCACGTATGCCACGGCGAACACGGACATTGGTACCGGCTGGACGTCGTCTGCGCTAGACGCGCCGTAAGCACCCCCCGTCTTCCTGGCCCCGTCGGGCGACCTACTGAAATGAGTAGGTGCCCGGCGGGGCTCCATCATGAAAGGACACTCATGTCTCGCATGTCTGGCGCTACCTGGCGCCCCATCCCCGCCAACTTCACGGCCGGGGGTCAGGACTCCGTTCGCGGCGTCGTCATTCACATCATGGCTGGCTCGCTCGCTGGCACCGATTCATGGTTCCGCAACAGCAAGGCTCAGGCATCCTCGCACTTCGGTACCGGCAAGGCTGGCGCGCTGTACCAGTGGGTTGACACCAAGGATCGTGCGTGGGCGCAGGCTGGCGGTAACCGGACGTGGCTCAGCGTCGAGAACGAGGGTCAGGGCGGCGACTCGCTGACGTCCGCCCAGATGGACCGCTGCGCCGAAGTGCTGGCGTGGGCTCACAAGGTTCATGGCGTGCCGCTACAGCTAGCCTCGGGCCCGTCGGGGACCGGTCTGGGCTATCACGCGATGGGTGGCGCTGCGTGGGGTGGTCACACTTCCTGCCCTGGTTCCAAGATCGTGGCCCAGCTTCCGGAGATCCTCAAGCGCGCTAAGGCTCTCGCCGGTGGGTCTGCCCCTAAGCCTGTCGAGCCTGCCCGCAAGGTGTCGCTAAAGAACATCGTTGCAGCGGCTAAGGCTGACCCGTCCGCCCCGCAGGGCAAGGGCAAGCACGAGGCTGACACCAAGATCGTTGAGGCTGCGCTCCGGTCCGCTGGCCTACTGGCGTCTGCCTACGCGTCTGACGGCGCTTACGGCACTGTCACGGTCACGGCTTACAAGGGCTGGCAAAAGCGCCTCGGCTACAGCGGTAAGGACGCTGACGGCATCCCCGGCAAGTCCTCGCTTACGGCGCTGGGCAAGAAGTACGGGTTCACTGTCGTCGCATAACGGGGGACTGGCATGCCCGAGCAGGATCCGCTAGGAGTCAACATCAGCGCGCGCGAAATCTATGACCAAATCGTTGGTCTACGGGATGACGTGCGCTCGCTGGTTCAGTCGAATGCGGCGGTACAAACCACGCTCGACGATCACGAAACTCGCATTCGTTCCGTGGAACGTTGGAAGTATGCGGTACCTACCGCAACAGTCGGCGCCATTGTCAGCGCCGGAATCACCATCGCTAAGTCCCTGGGGGCGTAGCAGTCTGTAAGTGGCCGGTGTCCGGGGTGTCCCATTTCGCATGGTTCACCCTGTGCCGGCCGAAATCCAAATTTTTACTCTGCGTGAGGAGCAGCATGGGTGACCACAGCGCGATGAACGGTCCGCTAAAGCAGATGGCACTAGACGCTGGGGCGTATGTCTGGCGCAACCGGCGGAAGATTGCGGCGGGTGTCCTGGTGGCGCTTCCGCTGATGTCCCGCTACTTCCCGGGATTCCCCGTGGACGACGTCGTAAAGGTGGTGCGTCTGTTCCTCGGCGCGTAGGAAACCCTTGCAGTCCCCACCTAGTGACGATGGTTGTCTAGGTGGGGAGTTGGCATGGCGGATATTGCGCTCATTGGCCGGGCACGTAGCGGCAAAGACACCGTTGCGGCCCGGCTTGTCGACAGCGGATACACCCGGGTGGCATTCGCTGACCCCCTCAAGCGGGCACTACTGGACGTGAACCCGTACGTGCCCACGGGCCCCGGCATCACAGTGCGCCTTGAGTCCCTTATCGCTGACGTCGGGTGGGACTACGCCAAGGATCACTACCCGGAAGTGCGGCGCCTGTTGCAGCACACGGGGCAGACCGTGCGGGAACTGGACCCGTGGTTCTGGGTACGGGCAGCGATGCACTCAATCGGCCGCATCTGGTCACCCGTGGTCGTGTCCGACGTTCGGTACCCCAATGAGGCGGAGGCGCTGCGGGACGCCGGGTTCAGGATCGTTCGCATCGTCCGCCCGGACGCAGGCCCCCTACCTGGCGATGCGTCAGCGCATGACAGCGAAACGGCGCTCGACGACTACCGGGCCGATGCCCTGATCCACAACGGCGGATCCCTCGCCGAACTCCACTTGCGCGCCGATGCGCTGACCTCTCGTTAGAAATTTTCACCCCTCTTGGCTTGTGCATCTGCGCAGGTCAAGGGGGGTTTTCTGCGTTCCGGGCGCCTACTCTTTTCAGTAGGTGGGTTGTGCGAGCCCCTCGACGCGTCGTAACGTTCTACTCGTCAGCACGACAACAGCGACAAGGGGAGTCACCATGGAGTTCGGCCGCAACGCAAAGAAGATCCCGCACATCGTCGCCACGCCCGGCGTTTCCATCTGCGGCCCCAAGCTGACCCACCCGGTTCCCGCTGAGGATGTCACGGATGCGACCCTGTGCACGCTGTGCCTGGTCATCAGAAAGGAGGCCGACAAGATGGGCGATTCCGACTTGACCAAGGTTGACGCCGCCGGTATTGTGGCACGCCTCAAGGCCACCGCCCGGGGGGCCGCGAACAAGGGGAACAGCGAAATGGCAGCTACTGACAACAGCGCAACGCTTGAGCAGATCGCGGCGAACATCGAGCGGGCGGCGAGCCTGGCCGAGGCGGAGAACACGGAGGGGCTGGCTGAGCTGAACACCGAGACTGAGAAGCTCATCAGCTCGCTCCCCTCGCGCGGCAAGCACGAGGACAAGACTTGGACGGCCGTTAAGAAGGATCTCCGCGCCGACTTCAAGGCCGCTGCGACGGTCGCTGAGAAGCCGGAGCCCAAGCCGGTCAAGGCGGAGGTGGTCAAGCTCTCGACCGAGGACTACCACACGGCCGAGGGTGTGGCGGAGCTGGTCACCGAGGGTGCCAAGTTGTTCGCGGAGGGTGTGCGCACGCACATCAAGTTCTCGAACATGGCAACCGACATCGCCCGCATCCTCCTGAGCATGCGTGTCCGGATGACCGACAAGACGGGCGTGCCCGACATCAAGGCCACGTCCAAGGGGGCGAAGGACGCGAGCGGGGACATGTACCGCGAGGCCGGGAAGCTGTTCCTTGCCGACAGCGACCTGAGCGAGGACGAAGCCAAGAAGCACGTTGCCAAGCTTCAGAAGAGCGTGCAAAACGCCATGCCGACGGTCCGCGCGGAGTACCTCACCGAGCTGGACAGCAACGAGACCGAGGCGGCGCGGTTCGAGCTGATCACGGGCTCGGAACAGTCCAAGGGGCAGACGGTCTCTGAGGCTGTAGCCGAGCACTACGGCGTGCCGCTGATGAGCCGTTACGAGCTTGAGAAGTCTCGCGGCGCGGACGAAGACACGGAGGGTGACGAGTCGGAAGCGGAGGGCGAGGGTGCTAGCGAGGCGGCCACCCCGGCTGACACGATCGGCGCGTTCTTCACTAAGGCCGAGACCAACATCGAGCGGGCGGCTAAGGCGCTGGCCAAGGTGAAGAGCGACGACACCGAGACCCGCGACAGCGTCAAGGCCAAGATTGACGCCGTAATCGCCGAGCTGGCCACCCTTAAGGCCGGACTGTAGGAACCCCGTACGGGCCCCCAGTTGACCACTGGGGGCCCTTTCTGCACGACTAGGAGACTAGAGACGTGGACGCGTACAAAGCGCGAGTGGTGAGCCTGCAAAGCGGGGTTGTCGTTGGCCAGCGAGAGTTGGACAGCGCAGAGACAGCGGCGGCACACCTGTTGGTGCTGCTGACCATGCACGGCTGGAAGGGGGACCGGGAGGCTACGGCCCGGCGCCTAGCCGACGGAACCCCGGAGGACTTCAAGGGGATGTCCTACAGGGTGGTGCCCCCGTCCGTGGTGTCAGCGTTCAAAGATGAACTCAACAAGCTAGGAGAGAGCCAGTCATGACGGATCGTCCCTGGATGCTGTTCGAGACAGCCGACGATGGGTGGAAGCACGCGGCGCCCAAGTCTGGCGGAGACACCTACTGCGGACAGCGCCCCACGTTCCCGGTCGGCGGTTCGGGTGATCCGACTTGTTCCGGCTGCAAGCACGAGACCCGCGCATGGGAGTTGAAGCAGCAACAAGGCACCTGAGCGCCCGCCTGAGCCCCTCTTAGCCCCATCTGGCCCCAGTGGTCGGGTGGGGCTTTCCCATGCCCGCAGACGGCCGCACAGCGCCGCGTGTAGTTGGGTCAGCGCCAAGCAACAGCGCGCAAGCCCCTGACCAGCGGTTTGTGTAGAAGTGTATTTGGTGTACCCGAATCACATATCTCTATAGGCATCTCTTAGGGATACCGGGATCCCATGCACCTGGTACACAAATACATGCGGGCAACCCTTGCGCCCCCTAGTCGCTGTAAGCACCGCGACGAAAGGGGCCACAGTGGCTATCAAGACGACCGAGGGCAAGGGCCCCCGCTTCTACTTCAACACCGACAACCCCGATGTGAAGCTGCCCGGCGTGACCAGCATCGTCGGCATGCTCCCTAAGCCGTTCCTCACGTTCTGGGCCGCGAAGATGGCTGCCGAGCTCGCTGTTGACTCGATCGATTTCGTACAGCAGATGCTCGACCGGGGAGGGCGCGCGGCTGCCGTCCAGTACGTGAGCGGAGCATCCCGCCGGTACACCAAGGAGCGGTCCGACATCGGCTCTGAGGCGCACGACATGTTCGAGCGCATGATCAGGGGCGAGCGAGTCGGCTACGTGTCCCGCGATATGGACCCGTACAAGCGGCACTTCAGCGAGTTCCTTGACGCTGTCCAGCCCGAGCTAGTCCGCGCCGAGGATGTGGCCTGGTCTGACACGCACGCGTACGCCGGATCGTTTGACGGCATCCTGCGCATTCGCCTCGACGAGAACGGCAAGCCGGACCCGGCCGGTGAGCCTGCGCTCGTGGTCGCTGACTGGAAGACGGGCAAGAACACCTACCCGGACGTGGCCCTACAGATGAGCGCCTACGCGCACGCTGACCGGGTCATTGCGCCTGACGGTACCTCTGAGCCCATGCCCGACTTTGACGGCGCCGTGGTGCTGCACATCACCCCGGACGTCTGCGCGTTCAAGCCGGTGCGGATCGATAAGGCCGACGTGTTCGCCCAGTTCCTTCACCTGCGGGAAACGTTCGAGTGGGACCGGCGCGTGAGCAAGACGGTTCTTGGGGATCCGATTTGGTCCGCTGGCGATGACCTGGTGACGGGTACGCAGCGACGCGCTAGCCGCTAAGAAACCCTTGCGATCTAGCTAAACCAGAGAGGGGCGGCGGACGGCTGGACCGGCCAAAGGGCCGAGAAATCCCCGTCCCCGCCCCGCTCCTATCTCAGCGCTAATCACAGACCCCGGGAGTATCCGCATGGCCCTTCGCATCTTTGACACCGACCCCGACGCTAAGCCGGTTCAGCGGGTACAGACCACGACGTATGAGCGTGCCGCTTTCCAGTTCCGTACCGGCATGCAGGTTCCCGATGAGCGCAACCCTAAGCGTATGAAGGGAATCAGCCTCCCGAATTGGCGGGTTGTTGCCGAGGATGAGCAGATCACGGACGGAATCGCCGAGCTGTTCGGCGGTAAGTCTGAGGAATTCGACCCGGCTAAGGCCATGCCGTGGCACGTGCTGACGGAGACGAACAGCATTGAGGTTGTCATCAATGGCAGTAAGGCCGTTGAAGACAAGTTGGTTCAGTGGGGTGGGCCTGGTGGCCCCATGCACGAGTGCGACGGCGAGTATTCGCTACTGCCGGACGACAAGGGGGAGCCGTGTGGTTGCCCGGCGACCCTCAAGGAGCGTAAGGCACTCGCCTCCAAGAACCGTGGACCTAAGCCGAGCATCAATATCGAGTTCACGCTCGCTGGCGCCGGTGAGGATCTCGGTAAGGGCAAGCTGATTGCTACCGCGTGGTCCCTCGCTGAGGTGATCCACGAAATCAAGAACGCGCTTGACCAGGTCGACGGCCCGGCCCTTTGCCGACTTGAGATTGAGCACGTCGAGTACATCAGCAAGGTTCACGGCCCGGTGTCCTACTACTGGCCCAACGTTGTGGTGCTCGGTTCGTACAACGAGGCAATCGCCGAGGAGCGTTAACCCCCATGCCGCTGAATGATGTTCAGACGGTGAATGTGGCCCGGGTGCTGGCTAACGCAACTGACGCGTTCGTTAGTCAGCCCCTGTGGGCCTTCCACCCCTTCTACCGTCCGCACGTTCTGACCGAGCGTGCCCGGCGTCATCTACTTCAGAACGACCCTGAGCCGTCGGGTGATCCGGAGTTTTCCTAGTGGCGTACATCTTCCGTCCCGAATGCGATCCGAGGAGAGAGAACATGGCGGAGTTCAAGACCGGCGACAAGGTCAAGTATCGCGGAATGGCCATGCCCGCTGAGATCCTGTCAGGCCCGCATCAGTCCCCGGGTGCGCCCCGCTGGCTTGTTCGTAAGGCTGACGGTCACGTAACGCTGGTGCCTACGGCGTATCTCACGCGCATCGTCCCGCGCCTTGACCGGGTCGCCGGAACCCTGGCTGTCACCCTGTACGGCCGGTCGTATGCCTCGCTGAACACGCGTGATCAGGTGCGCATTGCCGCTGTGGCCGCAAACGTGCTGCGTATCGCTGACGAGACCGAGGGGAAGGCGTAATGGCCAAGCGCGGGGTTGTTACCGACTACGCAGGTGAAGAGATCTACGCCGGTGACCTGGTGGCCTACGCGGCGCGTCAGGGCAACCGGGTGCGCATGACTGACGCGATAGTCCGGGAGGCTACAGCGAAGCTTGTGGACGGCCGTCTGCGCCCCATGCTGCTCGTGGAACCGACCGGCGTGGAGTCGGGTTTCGTCAAGCGGTCGACCATGCGCGCTGAGTGGGTGTCGACCGAACACGTGCGACTCGTCGAGCCTGCCACCGTCTGACCAACCAAGTAAGGCCCGGTATTCCCGCTGCGGAGTGCCGGGCCTTTCTCTGTTTCCAACCTACTGAAAAGAGTGTGTGCGTGAACGTGAGACTAGGCCCCGACGCCGGTCCGGCACTGGGGGATATTCGGGCGCTCGGTCCTGGTGACGCTGTCTGGCTCAGCGCTGACGTGCAACAGCGACCGGACTGGGGGCGCTATCTCGACGCGCTGTCTGGGGCAATCACCCGGGGGGCGGAGGTTCGCTGGCTATGAAGGAGTGCCGACTATGCGGGCGGGAGAGACCCGCTACCGAGTTTGTGAATTCCAAGAACAAGCCATCGAGCACATGCACGGCGTGCCGTAAGAAGCTCGCAGCGAAGCATCGCCGGAACTACTACGCGAACCTGCCCCCGGACAAGCGTCACACGCTGACCCACAAGCGGCGCGCCGAGGACTACGGGGTTGAGCACGTCGCCTACTCCCGTACGGAGATCTTCAAGCGCTGGCACAACGCCTGTGCGTACTGCGGGAGTTGGGCCACTCACCTTGACCATGTCGAGCCGCTGAGCCGTGGTGGCGCTGACGTCGAATCCAACATGGTTCCGGCGTGCGCCCCGTGCAACTTGTCCAAGGGGGCAAAGACGCTGGCGGAGTGGTCCGAGACGTTTGGGCCCGAGCCCCCTCCGTTCTAGGGGTTGTGGGGTAGGTCACATTGGCTTACCCCACTCCTGGGAAACCCTTGCGCTCTAGTGCCCCACGTAGAGACACGGAGGGGCGGAACACATGAACGTGCAAGACATCCTCGCTCGGTTTGAAGACGTCAGCGAAACCCACGATGGCTACCTCGCTCGCTGCCCGGGGCACGGCGACACTCGCCCCTCGCTGCGTATCTGGATCGGGGATGACCACAAGGTTCGGCTTGCTTGCCGGGCCATGTGCAAGAACGACGACGTAGTCAAGGCCGCTGGGCTCCGCTGGCCTGATCTGTTCAACGTGGAAGGTGACGCCGTAACCGTGCCCAAGGAACGTCCGCAGCTTGTCAGCATCGGCGCGATTGCCACCCTGCGCATGTGGCTCGACTCGCTGCCCACCTATGACGGCGCGTACGCCGAGGCTCGGTTTGGTCTCACCCTGGATGCCGCCGAACGGCTCGATCTGCACTACGCGGCCCCTTCGCCGGACGGCCCCTCGTTCATCCCGTCATCGTTCGCCCGCTTCCCGCGCCTGGTGGTGCCGCTGAACGGATTCGATGGTGTAGCGCGCGGAGCGCAGGGACGTGACCTCTCCGGGCAGTGTCCCGGCCGGTGGATCTCGCTTTCCAACCCCCAGGGACAGCGCTGGGCGCCCTACGGCGTGTTCAGGGGAGAGGCCGGATACGGCGTCACCCTGGTTACGGAGGGTCCGGGCGACGGGCTCACCGCTGCTGCTGTCGGCTATGACGCTGTCGCTGTCCGGGGTGCTTCGCTGGCGTCCTCTCCGGAACTGATAGCCGAGCTGGCCGAGGGTCTGCGCGGCACTCAGGTGATCGTGGCCGGGGACAACGACACAGCGGGGCAGACGTTCAGTCGTCGACTCGCCGAGGGTCTGGCCGAGCACGGTATCGACGTGTACACGCTGGCCATTCCGAACGCAGGGGATGACCTCACGGACTGGCGTGCGCGCGACCCGGCCGGGTTCGCCGCTACACTTCACCGCGCTGTCAAGTCGGCTACGCCGGTCAAGATGCACGCTGAGGCGGAAGCGGCCACCGTATCGGCGGAACTCAGTGAGGCAACCGGCGCCGACGTTGTGAGCCGTGACCAGGGCGCCGAGGCTGCGCGTGTGATCGCTGGCCTTATCGAGCGCTACGGCGAGTCTGACGCCATGAACGCGCATGCCCTGGTGGCGTGGACTGATGGCCGTATCAAGTTCGCCCCGGGGCTCGGGTTCTATGTGTGGGACGGCCGTGTCTGGCAGCGTGACGGGTCGGGCACCCTGGTACGCCAGGAGATCCACCGCATGGGCGCCGCACTGACGCTGGCCGGGAAGCTAGACCAGGCCAAGCCGTTCCTTATGACGACGCGCATTGACGCGCTGATGACTGAACTGCGCTCCGTCCCGAGCGTCTACGTGGAAGCGGCCAAGTTTGATGCCGCCCCTGATCTGCTGAGCTTCCGGAACGGCACGGTGGAACTCCGCACCGGCAAGCTCCGCCCGCATGACAAGCGGGACATGATGACGTACGCGCTGGACATCAACTACCGGGCCGACGCTAAGGCTCCCCGCTGGGAGTCGTTCATGGGCGAGATCTTCCCGGACATGCCCGAGATGGTTCCGTACATGCAACGCATGCTCGGGTACGGAATCAGCGGCTACACGGACGAACAGTGTTTCTGCGTGCTGTGGGGCAAGGGCGCGAACGGCAAGTCTGTCCTTACCGACACGCTGACGGCCGTGTTCCGGACGATCTCGACCACCACCCCGTTTGCGACGTTCGAGGATAAGGCCAGCGGCGGAATCCCCAACGACCTTGCAGCACTGCGCGGTTCGCGTCTCGTCATGGCGTCTGAGGGAGAGTCGGGGCGCCCCATGTCTGAGGCTGTCCTCAAGCGCGTGACGGGTAAAGACGAGATTGCGGCCCGGTTCTTGCGCCAAGAATTCTTCACGTTCCGCCCGACGTTCCTTCTGATGCTGGCGACCAACCACAAGCCGAAATTTCGCGGCCAGGATGACGGCCTTTGGCGCCGCGTCAAGATGATCCCGTTCAAGCGGTTTTTTGCCCCCAGCGAGCGAGACCACAACCTAGACCGGAAGCTACTCGCCGAGGCCGAGGGCATTGCGGCCTGGTGTGTTCGCGGGGCGGTGTCCTGGTTCGCCAACGGCTTGCAGGATCCGGAGTACATCAGCGCTGCCACGGATGAGTACAAGGCCACGTCTGACACGCTGGCGGGTTTCTTCCCGGGCGTGCTTGAGGCGGACGACAGTGCGCGGATCAACGGCGCTGACGCATACAACGCTTACCGCGAATGGTGCGAGGCGGAGGGGCTCCAGTCCAAAGAGGTTTGGTCTCGGAAGCTGTTTTACAGCGCGATGGAAGAGCGGGGCATTCAGCGCGTCCGCGTCGCTAAGGGGATGGCCCTGGTGGGCGTTCGAGTCGCTGGGTCTGAAGTGAAGCCAACGGGTCCGGGCATTTTCGCCCAGGACTGACACAAGCGCGCAAGCGCAAATACCGGTAACGGGTCGCCTACTGAAAAGAGTGGGTGGCCCGTTCGCATGAGAGGGGCGCACGTGCGCATCTACCCGTACCAGGTTGCTGGACAAGACGTCACCGTGAAGGTTCCGGAGACCCGCGAGGATCTCAACGAATTCAAGCGCTGGATTATCGACGCGAACAATCGCGGACCGATCGCGCTGGACACCGAGACAACGGGTCTCGACATCTACAGCGACACCTACCGTCTGCGCACCGTTCAGTTCGGCGACGCGCGGACCGGGTGGGTTATCCACTGGGAGCGCGCCGGGTGGTTCCAGGAGGTAGTGACTTGGGTATTCCGCCGGATCCGCCCGCACTTCCTGATTCACAACGCGCCGTTTGACTGGTGTGTACTTGACCGGCATGCAGGCGAGAGTATCGAGAGCCTTGCCCCGCGCACGACCGACACGCGTCTACTCGCTGGCCTGATTGATCCCCGTCAGCCCCAGGAAGGTGGGCGCGGCACCGCACTGAAGCCGTTGTGTGCCTGGTACGTGGACCCGTCCGCGCCGGACACCCAAGGGGACCTGACAGCGGTGTTCCGGTCCCTCAAGCTGACCAAGGAGACCGGGTGGGCCGGTATCCCGCTCGATCACCCCACCTACAACCTGTACGCGGGCCTTGACGTCATCCTGACTGCCCGACTGGAACCGGCGCTCCGCGCGGAGCTGGAAATGCTCAGCGTGTCCGCGAAGCTGGTTCAGTACGAGCACGAGCTAGCCCGTATCTGCTCGATCATGCAGCGGCGCGGCCTGGTGCTCGATGTCGACTACACGCGGCAGCTTCAGTCCCAACTGATGCACGATGAACTGGAGTTCACGGGCGTAGCCGCGCGGTATGGGGTGGCGAACGTGAACGCACCCAAGCAGATCGCCGAGGCACTGGCCGGTATGGGCGAGATCCTCACCGAGACCACGGCCAGCGGAAACGTCAAGGTCGATAAGGCAGTGCTTCACCGGCTCGCCGATCTGGACTTTGCGTCTGGTGAGCCCCTGGGATCCCGCACACCTAACCCGCTCGCTGAGGCGATCCTCAAGAGCAAGCGCGCCGGTAAGTGGCGATCCTCGTACGCTGACACGTTCCTTGAGACTGTCGACGCTGACGGCCGGGTGCACTGTTTCATCAACTCAATGCGTGCGCGCACGGGCCGTATGTCCATCACGCGGCCTGCGCTGCAAACGCTGCCTAGTCGTGATCAGATGATTCGCCGGGCACTACTCGCGGAGCCCGGTCACGTCATGGTGTCGACCGACTTCAAGGCCGTGGAACTGCGCGTGCTCGCTGCTATCGGTGACGTCAAGCGCATGAAACAGGCGATAGCCCAGGGTGCCGACCTACACGCATTTACGGCGTCCATGGTCTACGGGCCTGACTTCACCAAGGATCAGCGCGAGAACTCAAAGAAGATGGCATTCGGGACCGTGTACGGGGGAGGGCTGGCAGCGCTTGAGCGGCAGACAGGTGCACCCCGGGCGGAGCTTGAGGCAGCGCTAGGCGCCTTCCACCGGGCCTACCCGGAGATCAAGCGCATGTCTAACCGCATGCAGCGCGAGGCGTACGAGACAGGCATGGTCCACGTGTCGGTCACGGGTCGGCGCCTGCCCCTGGATCGCCACCGGACGTATGCCGTCATCAACTACGCCGTGCAGAGTGCCGCGCGGGATGTGCTCGGGCAATCGCTGCTCAACATCGAAGAGGCCGGGCTACTCGACACGATGCGCCTGCCGATCCATGACGAAGTACTTGCGAGTGTTCCGGCCGCTGAGGCGGAGGACTACGCACGCGAGATTGAGCGATGCATGACGTTCGATCTGTTCGGCGTGCCGATTGAGGCCGAGGCGGAGATTGGTAAGCGCTCTTGGGGCTCACTCTACGGAGCCGACGTGTAGCTCTGCGTTCACCTACTGAAAAGAGTAGGTGTCGGGTGGGTCACACGTAGGAAATTTTTGGTGGACGGTAGCTGACGGGGTGACCAGTGTTCGAACCTGCAAATCCTCGGTAACCCCGTCGTTACCAAAGGGTCTCGCCTGTCAATCTTAGGGATGAGACCCCGTTACGCCTTTGAAATAGCTACAACCTTGATCCGGCACCGTGGGTCTCTACGGGGGCAAGGGTCGATTGCATATGCCAGCGGCCACGCCTAAGTTCTGAGCCATCGCCGCAGCAAACCGGGAGGGAACCCCAAATGATCAACGTCACCATCGAGCAGATCCGTTCCGCCATGGGCAACGACATCGAGTCTGCATCGGCCCTTGCCCACATCCTCGCTGAGTTTGACGACCGTGTTGTCTACCTGGCCCAGCGCGCTGCGACGACCAGCGGACGTATCAACCACACGCTCGCCGAGGATCTGGCCCAGGAAGGTCGCCTTGCCATCTGGACCGCCCTCCCCAACTTCAAGGGGGACAGCGTGGCCCAGTTCTTCACGTTCGTAGACACCACCATCACCGGCGTGATGTCCAGCGTCCGTAAGGTCGAGACTCGCCCCGGGGTTGCACTGGCGACGGCCCAGCGCTTTGAGGCGGCGGTGTCTATCGCCAAGGGGGATGCGTATGCCGCTGAGCAGATCGTCCAGGATGCCGACGTGATGGGCGGGAAGTTCCGCACCCTGTCCGCTGAACTTGCCTACGCCGCTCGGCTCTCGTACCAGGGGCTTGACTACTTGGATGCTCCGGCCGGTGGCAGCGACGACAGCGAGCCCACGACGGTCGGCGCGAACATCGCCAGCACCATCGGCATCCCCGAGGACATGCTGACGGCCGCCGACTACAACCAGGCCGCCCGCAAGCAGACCACCACGCAGGTTCACGACACGCTGAACAAGATGGGCGACCAACAGCGGACGGTTCTCATGGCGCTGACGGGAATCGACCCGGTTGCTGAGTACGGCATTGACTTTGACGATGAACTCGCGGCTGACTACGGCATCCAGCGTGACCGGGTGAAGGTTGTCCGCTTCAAGGGCAAGGCGCGCTTTGCCACCCTCTACAGCGAGGCGTACGCGATCTAGCCTGCGTCTGCGGTGAGTTGGGCCCCTGGGAATGTTCCTGGGGGCCCTTTCGCGTGCCGGGAAACCCTTGCTATCCAGACCCGGCATGAAGACATGCGACACCTGCGGTTCAACTGAATACGTGGGGCTAGTTACTACGGCTACTGGGGCACTGGAACAACTGTGCATGCAGTGTTCCGCCGCACAGTACGTCGCCGCGATGGACAAGCGCGCCGCAGATGACACGTCGGGATTCTGGAACTGCGCCACCCTGGGATGCATCGGCCGTGCCGGAAAGACAGGCTCGTATGGGTCCCATGCAGACATGCACTGCGCTCGCTGCCATGCGGAGTGGATCGAGAGCCGTGAGCGCCGCCGACTGGAACGGATAGCGCAGCGCGAGGCTGATGCGCAGGCACTGAAAGTGGAACGAGCAGCGGCAAGGGAGCGGCACCGGTTGCGCCCGTGTTCTGCGTGCGGCGGGAGTCGCCAAGGTTGCCGCTACCTGCAAAATCTCTGTGCTGCCTGCTACGCGCGGAATGCACGAGACGTCCGGCACAGGGCAAGCGCAGCGAGGCGCGCGCACAAAGCACGGGTGCCCCATGCGCCCTACAGCCGTACTGAGATCTTCGCTGCCTACGGCGGAACCTGCGCCTACTGCGGAGACCCGGCCGAGCACCTAGACCACGTGGTTGCGATCTCTCGCGGTGGGGCTGACGCAGCGCACAACCTGTTGCCTGCCTGCGCACCCTGCAACCTGAGCAAGGGCGCTAAGAGCCTCGCTGAGTGGGCCGCAACCTTCTAGCGGGAAACCCTTGCGATCCAGCACCGACAGAAGCCAACGCAACGCCGGGGAGACACCAAATGCGCACCTTCACCCTTCGCTCGGGCCACACCGTCACCACTCAGCCTGCCGGTACCGGCCGCATCGAATTCGTCACCGCGAATGCCAACGGCGACGTCATCAGCAGCGTGATCCGCCCGCACGCCGAGGCCGTTCCGCTGCTTCGCACCCTGGGGGGTAACTGTGGCCGCTGAGCCCGCATTCAAGCCACCGACGCTGACGGGCGTTGCCCAGCGAAAGGCCGAGGAAATGGCCGACCGTGTGGACGCTTGGAAGGTTGCCCGCAAGCTGCTCGACGATGACGAGAACGAATGGAACGCCGAGCCGTTCGACGTTCTGCAACTCGCTAGCTTCCTGGCTGGCGAAACCTACGTCTAGCCGACGTACTCATTTCAGTAGGAGAGAGCCCATGCGGATTGATGTACTGGCGCACACCATCATGCGCGAACACGTGATGCTCGACGCTTACGGATACGACGCGATCGGAGACCAGGAAGTTCGCGACTCGGATGCGCTGGGGGAGTCGGCCGGTCGGCTCTGTTACAAGAGCTTCGCTCGCCCCAATCCGGCCACGGCGGAGAACGCCGGATACATGGCCAACATCCTCGCCCAGGGGCACTACAGCGTGCTTGAGCATGCCTCCGTGAGCTTCCTGGTACGGGGCGTGTCCCGGGCGCTGCTCGCTGAGCTTTCCCGGCACCGGCACCTGAGTTTCTCGGTCGTGTCTCAGCGGTACGTGAACTACGCCGACACTGAGCCTGTCATTCCGCCTGCGGCCGTGGGCACACCGGCTGAAACGGCCATTGCCAACGCGTACGCCGATGCGCTCAAGCGCTATGAGTTCCTCGTCGAGGATCTCACCGCCCGTGGCCTCAAGCGCAAGCAGGCAAGGGAAGCTGCGCGAAGCGTGCTGCCGAATGCCGCCCCGGTCGACATGGTGGTTACCGGCAACCTGCGGGCATGGCGGGACGTCCTCGGGAAGCGCTGGCACGTGGCCGCTGACGCTGAGATTCGCGAGTATGCGGGGCTGACGCTCGACTACCTGCGGATCCTTGCCCCGAATTCGTTCCAGGATGTTCCGGCTACGCCGTACGGGAGTGCCGACAAGTGATCGGCTGGATTGAAGACGACGACGATTGCCTGTACTGCGGTGGCGGGCGATGCATCAACGACAGCGAGGATGACGAGTGAAGCCGGTGTTCTTTGGGGCGTCCTGGTGTGCCCCCTGTAAGAAGACTTACCCGCACTTTCAGCGCGTGACCGGGGAGGCTGGCGAGTACGTCGACGTAGAGACTGGCGATAGTCGCGCGCTCGACATCCGGGCGGTTCCCACGATCCGCGTATACGACGAGTACGGCCAGGTGATCCGCGAGCATCGGGGCGGGGCCACTGAGGCGCAGATACGGGCCCTGGTGGGTGCGTGAGCGAGCGTCCTAGCTGGGATGAGTGGGGGCTCGCACTAGCCGCTGTGGTCGCCACTCGCGCTGACTGCACAAGGGCCCAGGTTGGGGCAGTGCTCGTGAACGACCGGAACCGGGTACGCAGCGTCGGCTACAACGGTCTGCTACCCGGGATCCCGGGGTGTGCTACCGCCGGTAACTGCCCCCGGGGAAGGCTGGACGTGGATGCCTGTGCACGGGACAGCGATTACGCCAACTGCGCCGCAACTCACGCTGAGCGCAACGCGATTGAGCATGCGGACCCGGCGGAGCTACCAGGGTCGACGCTGTACGTAACCCGCAAGCCTTGCCCGGCGTGCTCGACCCTGATCACTGCGGCGGGCATCAAGCGGGTGGTTGTGGCCTACTGAAATGAGTACGTGCTCCGGCACGGTGAAGGGTGCAGGGTGGTTCGCCTCAGATAGGCGGCGCGCAGGGGCTTCGCTCTCCCGATAACTGCGTTTCTTCGCCCCCCTGCTTCCCTCACCGTGTCGGGGCTCGGCCGGTATGACCTGGGGTTATCACCCTGGGTTATGCCGGCCGCTACTTTGCGTAAATAAAGGTGTAACGGCCATGCATATACGCGCCGAAGTCTCGCACACATACTCTTTTCAGTAGGTGGTTGCGCTGGGCGTGCGGATGCGCATAGAGTTCCACTCGTAAGCACAACGACAGCGACAAGGGGAGCGGACATGAACATCACGGTGCGAATCGCAGACGGACGCTACTACGGCCAGGTTCGCGACGGGAAGCGCCTGGTGT